AGTGCTTCCTGAAGCTGATGCCACAGTCAGCGGAAAAGCCGTATAATATGTCAAAGTTCCCATTGTTTTAACATCAGCTGCACTATTTAAAGGCAGCCATGACGAATGGCGAAAATATGGAACATGAATTTCACCACCAGAATTATCTGCTGGCATAATCCATGCTCCTGGTAACTGACTATAAGGAATAATTAGAGGATTAGGCGAAACCAAATTGGTCCTAATCTTACTCTTCCTATCACCAGTATTAGCGGCATTAACATTTGGTTCATAGGCTACACGCAAACAACCATAATGAAATGGTGTTGCGTTAATGATGACTTTGATGCACAATTTTGCTCGTAAAAAAGCATAGTTGCGCAATTTATTCAAAATCACCGCATTGTTCAAATACAAGTACCACGGTTCCAAAACGGAACCAAGAACACCATTTGCAGTGGCAGTAGTCCATGTACGAGAATCAATGAGTGTGGGACGACGCAGAAAATGTTCTAGATCAGTATTGGTGGTTGAACCAGAACTAATCAATGGATTATGAACATATCCTGCATCGTCAATTTCACCTGATGAGTTGTCAACAAAAGTCAAAACTTCAGAAGTTAAGTTTTGACCTTCATTGACAACAATATCAGCTGATTGTAATAATAGAGATTTACATGCATCAAACAAAGAATCTCCCAAAATTGTTTGATGTGTGGTATTTTCTGTAACCACATCAACAGTCTGACTTTCACGGGTCAGCTCCTTTTTTATGTTGTTTTGTAACTATATATAAGACTGGTGAGACAGCTAAATCTCATCAGAATCGAACTGTATTAGTTCAATGCCCTCGGAGGACCGTTTGAAACGTTCAACCAACTCATCAAAGGTTGGTAATGTGGTTTCAGACACATAAAAACAAAAAGGTTCCTGTGAAAGCATTTGTTGGAAAAACTTACGTTTCTCCCCAAATTTCTCTCTTCCATGGAAAAAATACTCATTATTGGCACTCGAAATAACTGCCACCATTTGAGCATATTTGTCAATGGACTTGGACGGAACCCACACAGTGAGAGATTTAATTATGGATTCTTCCTCTAAAGGACAAATCCATGAATCAACATCCTCACTCCACACCCATTTCCGTTTCAAGAATGAAACATCATCGATATGTATAAAAGGCACACTTTCAGATTCTTTATCAGCCATGGTGTATTCCACACCAATCTTGGCCATTTCAGCTTGAATGGCTGTATGATTGAAAAATTCAGCGCGACGACTCACTCCACATGTATTATCATCCCCATAAGTAAACAAATGCACATTCTTTTTAAAGGAATGCACTTCATTCTGGGGGTTCAATTTGCAATAACAATATCTCATATAAAGTGAGTTTACAAGTGAATTGATGATAACAGTCAAGGGATGACCTGATGGATTAGTTCCGAAAAACTCCACAAGATCTCCCGAGATATTACACACCGAAAAAGCAGTATCTTCACCAATACACATAATTCGGAGCAAAGTCTCATCATCAAAACCAGCAGTACGATAAATTTCGACAATGATTTCAAACGCTGCTAATATAAAATCAGCTAACATTCTCTTGTCATATTTACCGTAATCACCAGCAACCATGCGATCAGCCCCAAATGATGTGAGATACTCATAAATGATACCCCACTCCATGGACTGACACACAGTTCCCGGCCCAGCTTCAAATACAAATTTATTCTTCTGAAGCAATCGCACGAAAGAAAGTAAATTCTTTCTTACGACTAGACTCCAATCTATTGGTGCACCAGTAAAAAGACGAGTCTTTCCAATTTTGCACTTCTTGAGTAATGTCGCTTCATCTTT